ATCAGGCTGCCAAGTGCGCCAACGATCGAACTCACCGCGTCGGCGATGCTGGATACGATGCTACCCAGGCCGGCGACGATCTGGTCGCCGTACAGCGCCAGAGCGGCGCCAGCGGCGATAACCCCAGCACCTACAGGGCCAAGTGCGGCAAGGATGCCTGTCAGGCCCCCGCTGATCGTAGCGCCGAGCCCAGCGGATGCCGCCGTGGTGGTTGTGGCGAGCGCCGCCATATTGGTGCCGAAAACGCCGCCAACGGCCGTTAGGCCGCCACCGATTGCCGCCGATGCAGTCCCGGTAGCGCCCACCAGTGCGGCGCCGCTGGACAGCACGTTCGCGCCAACGGCTGCGGAAGAGTCAGTCACCGCGTTGGTGATCGCGGTTGCTGCGGATGTGATTGCCTGCCCCGTAGCGCTGCTGGCGGCGGTTGTGCCGATCCCCGCCGCCGGGCTGCCGGTAATCGCCCCGAGCGTCACCTGGATCACCAGCGCGGCAGCAATGTCAGCCGCGAGGCGGGTGATGATGTTCATGACGGCATCGGCAAAATCGCCAGCGTTTTTGATGCCGCCCTGGAACGCATCGTAGAACGCATTTCCGAGCGCGTTTTGCACCGAGCGCCCCGCCTCGGCCATCGCTCCGTCGATCGCTTTTTGCAGGTTTGACACAGAATCCTGCACAACGACAGTGCTTTTTGATGCAGTCTCTGCCGTCAGTTCCATCTGCAACATAGCTCGATCGAACGTATCGGCAGACACTGCCCCGGCCTCGTACATCGCGCCGAGAAGCCGCTTTTCCGCGGCGGCTTTTTCATCAGCCGATTTCGCCAGATCATCGAATCGGGAGCGGGCCGCCTCGAACTCAGCGGCCGACAACCCAAGCGGCGCGGCGATCGCAGCGGTAGCGTTCGCGCGCTCCAATTCGTCGCGCTTTATTTCCTGCATGAGCAGCGCGTATTCGGTCGCGGTGTCAGACAGGCCCGCCTTGGCCAGATTCGTGATTACCGCTATTTCCGCCTCGATAGCCTGCAACGGAGTTAGCGCGGCGGTTTCGTATTTCGCGATTTGCTGCTGGAGTTGCTCGTGCGCCTGCCGCGCCTCGTTGGCTGCCTGTACCTGCGCTTGGCCAGCTTTCCTGGCAGCTTCTTCAGCGGCTTTTTGCTGATCGACGGACCGCGCGAGTGACAGCCCAAGCTGCATCGTCGCCTCGTCTGCGCCAAGCAGCGATAATTTATACCGTGCGCTCTCCTCTGCGCTTTTCCCAGTTGTTGCCGCGGACTGCTTCAACGAATCAAGAAGTGAATCGAGACTTTTGACGCGCTTGTCTTCAGCTTCTTGTGCCGATTTTGCGGCAGCAGCGGCTTCATTGTCCTGCTGGACTTTTTTACGCGTCTCATCGGCCAAAACTTTCGTGGCTTCCGACTGTGACAGCAGCGCCGCGCCGCTACCCTTCGCCGCTGCGCTGGCTGCGTCGGACGATTTCGATGCGCCAAACATCGAGTCCGCCAGGCCCGCTATATTTGCCCGCAGGCCAGCCCAGTCGAGCGTTACCAAATTCCACGCGGCGCCCTGTAGAAGGACAAGCCGCTGAGCAAGCACCCCGATCCGTTCTGCGGTTGCACTAGCGGCAGGTGCGGCATCATTAATCGCGGTTGTCAGCGCCGTAATTCCGCTGATGGCAAGATCTGTTACGCCAGCCCTACCAATCGCCAGAACCAGGTTGTCCCACGCGTCTGAAAGGTTGTCTACCTTGCCCTTGAGCCGCTCCATCTGATCTTCGTTCGAGGTCGGGAAATTCTCCTGGAAAATCTGCGCCATGGCGGCAGTAATTGCCGCTGCGTCTTTTTCGATTGTTACGCGAGTTTTGCCGAACGACAGAGTGATCTTGTCGTTTGCCTGAGTGGCAGATATTCCGATTTCCTCGATGCGCCTGGTTTGGCCGACCGCGAGATCGAGAGCCGCCTCAGTTACGTCGGTTAGGCTTCGGCCTGTGGCTGCGGCTATGCCAGTCAGCGCGCGCAGTGACTCCGCGCTGGTATCGAACCCGCGAGATTTCAATCGGATGAACGCGTCGGCGAGTTGGTCCAGCGTTGTTGGCAACTCAACGCCGAGCGCAACGAGATCGTCGAATACAGCGGTGGCGGTTTCAGCCGATCCGGTAACGGTTTTCAGCCGTGCAGACAGGGTGTCGAATTTAACCAGCGTGTCGAATGCGCCTGATACAGCTCTTGCAGCTACTGACAGCGCCTGGTAGGCGATAGCTGCTGCTGTTGCGGCTTTCGTGAGCGTGCCCAGGCTGATGGAAGATGAGCTGGCGGATGAGGCCACGCCGTCGAAGGATTTTGAAGCCTTGCCCGTCGCGCCCGCGAGCGAATTCGCCGCGCTTTCGGCTTTGTTCGCGTCGCCCGCAAATTTATTTACAGCAGCCGCTGCCTCACTTGCGCCTGCGGCCTCGATCCGAATCCCGATCAACTTATTGATATCAGCCATTATCTGGCTCCGTCAGTGGGATTGATGCGGCCCATGCGGCGATTTGATCGTCCAGGTGGCCGGGGATCGACTGCCACGGCGGCGCGGAATTTTTCCCCTTTTCCGCACGCTGCCATCCATGGCACCAGCAGAGCGATAGCCTGCGGAATACTACCGCTAGGCCGCCAAAATCAACCCCGCACGCCCTGCCGTATTCGTTGATTTCAGCGTACGTCAGCGCCGTCGGGCCGCTGCCTGTGTCGCGGTACATGCCAAGATCCAGCATCCAGCTCATTATCTCGGCATCGATCCCGTCGAGCGCCCAGGCTGGCGGCTCCCCGCCGCTGTTTGCGCACCACCCGAGCGACTCCATTGCCAGCCGGTGCCGCTCGATTACTCCCCCAGGTAGTTGGGCCTCCGGTGGAAGTGGTTGATGGCCTGAACGAGAAGCCATTCATTTTTGGCATACACGTCACCGATGTTTTCTGGCGTAACCGGATCCCCGTCTACGTCGATCCCCTCGACCGCAATCGTGGCGAGTGACACGGCAGCGGGGATGTATTCGGTATCTGGGATTCCTCGCAGCTTGCTGTCGATGATGAACTGCTGCACTTCTGGCGCGTGCATTCCGCGCAGCAAGATCCGCGCGCCGGGGATTGGCTCGACGGTGATCGGGGACATGACTTGCATCCATGATCCCGCGTCCTCGTTTTTCGTTACGCGCTCGACCTGTCGTGAAATGTCGTTGATGTTCATTAGGTCGCAGCCACCTTGATTACGTCGTTAATGATGGCCACCGAGTAGGTAATCATGCGCAGATCGCCGGGGCCGATTTTGGCAAACTTGCGCTCCATCACCAATCCAGCGAAATACAGGATCGTTCCTGTGGTGGTTCCGTCGGCAACGTGTTCGATTTTGAAAGCAAATTTGCTCTTGCTTGCGAGCGCAGCATCCAGATTCGTCTGCCCGGCGTCGGTTAACAGTTCGCCGACCGTGATATCAATCGAGCCGAGATCAATCTGGCCTTTCGAAGTTTCTTTGATGTTCGTGGCAACTGGGGTGAAAGTTACCGAATCATAAACAACTTGTGGGACCGACCACTCAGACGCTTTTGTGATCAGCGAATACGTGGGGCCAGTAGTGTAGTCGGTCAGGATGGGCTGATCGACGATGATTGGTGCGGCGCTGATCGAGATTTTCGAGTTCGCACCGGTTTTGATAAAATTATTGACGGCCATTTTCTGCCTCCTCAGGCAATTGCGGAATATTCAACTTGCAGCGTCACCGCCGCCCATGCGCCCTCGATTCGAGGGCTGGTAACGAGAGGCGATTTATCGACCGCCACATAACCGCCTGTGAGGGCCAGGCGTAACGATTTCTTGAATCCTGCGCCCATTGTACCAGCGAGCGCAAATGCGTCCATCATGCCGGCATACAGTGGCACGTAGCAGTCAATCAGCAGCAGCCCGCGCAGCCGGTCGGCGCCACTGTCGGCATCGTCCACCGTGGTCCGCTCCATCGTCACGGGGATCATCATGACGCGCACGTGCGGGACACCCGCCGATGGAATCTCCGAGGTGTTGGGCCACAACACCGGGATCGATCCGGCCGCGGTGCTGATCTGCGTCGCCAATGCCGAAAATAGTTGTGCTTGATCGATCATTTGAACGCCTCTTCGAGCGAAATTTGCACGATTGCTGGCACGGCTCGCAGGACCGGGGCGGTCATGCCCTCCGGCGCCTGTACGCTACCACGCATGATGCCCCTTTCGTCGGGCCTGCGCCCGGCATCGATGATCGGGGCGTACCGCACAGGGTCGACGATTTCACGGACAAGTGGCGCGGGTTTCCGCACCGCCCAGCCGGCCCGCAGCACCCCAGTCCGCACCGGTGTTATCGTCACCAGCGCGCCGAATATAGCAGCGCCAGCGGAATCCAGCGCGGCATCCATGCGCCGCGGTATGCTCGCGGCGAATTGCAAAATTTCGTCACCCACGCTCATCGACGCAACCCGCAAACGTTGAGGATCTGTTGGCCGCCAGGAGCGTACGTTTCGACCGTCGCCACCACGTAGGTTATTGCGCCGTCTGTGATCGTATCGCCAACCGATAATTGCGCCGCCGTGTACCCCAGCGCTGTCACGTCCGCGGGCAGCCTACCGTTCGGCGCCT